TTGGCTTCGTTATTTTGCGCTTTTCCCGCAGAAATAGATGTATCCGCCATTAGACTTCCTTTTCCAAAATATCCCTCAATTCCCGTCCTATATAATCCAAAGACTCCAAGGCACCAACCAAGTGCTTATATTCTTCCATGTTTTTTATATTCCCGTCTAACACCATACCTGTAATTCTTTGCTTTCTTTCTTCAATGGATTTAAGTAAGTGCTCCGCGAGCAGAATTCCATCCATTATTTTGAAACTCCTTTATCCAGCAGGATCCTCGACGCAGAGAACCTCCCAGATAGTATTATATTCATCGCCCCATCGCATTGTTTCTTCCTGATCGCCGTCCCGGTATAAAAAGGGACCCGGTAACTGGCTACAAGGCACATAATCAATCCCTATCAGAAGCGGCGAATTTCCGGCGCAACCGCCTACGAAGATCAGGGTTGCCCCTAAGATCGCGGATAGCTTTACTGACTTCGTCCATCTTTGAAGTAGCATCCTGTAAGCCCTTGCTTATCGCCTTTGCTTCCCCGGCATCCATTAATTGTTTCTGTTGAATGATACGAGCTAATATCGAACCTAACTTTAGAACGCCTCTGAATAAGGCAATCCAACCCATTAAGGTTATCCTTTCTCCCGGAGTACCATTGCTACAGCGGCTGCTACAGCGGCGGCGGCCCCAAATAACATCGTCCATTGTCCTTCGTTAAACCCCATGACTCCAAGACTTGCCAACATTGCAGCTACTCCCGCATAAGTCGATGGTTCGCTGAGTCGAGCTAAAATCATCTTCATGATCTTCTCCTTAGTCATATGTGTAGGATTTGCCGCGAAGCGCGGCCCCGGTGCCTTTTTGAACACCTTTTCTTACTATGCCTTTTTCGATATTAGGCGTAGCCATGTTCTTGGGTCCGTTGTAAGGAACAGTTCCCTGTCCCTCGATAACCGCACCCTTGGCAATAGTACCAACAGAAGGCTGGTTTCTTTTTGCAGCAGCCATAATTATCTCCTATTTTTCTGATCTACAGCAGTAGCTTCTTTGGAATCCTGTTTTATCATCTCCCGTTCCCGTGCGGCTTGCATACGCGCTGCGGCAATTTCTTCGGTAGAAGCAATACGTTCCTGGCCAAGAGACATTGTATTGGTTGCCTTTTGTTCATCCAAAGACAAACGAGCCTTATCAATGGCCAGTTCATTTGCATCACGTTGGGCGCGAATCTGAAGATCCTGTTCTTTTAATGCAATCAACGGGTCTTGCTCTCCTCCCCCACTTATTTGATTACTAAGGGCTTTTACTTCCTGCATTCCTTGAGCAATCAGTTCAGCAACTATACCTTCGATCTCTAAAACCTGTTCCGGTGTCGGCTCCTGACCACCCAGTTTCTGTTGCATCTGTGCGACTACTTGTTCCTTGGATCGTACAGATATATGCTCCATAACATGTTTTTGAAGCGACATCACTACCGGAGGCATTGTGCCTACTATAGCAGAGGACCCAAAAACCAGATGAGCCATGATATGGGCCTCGTGGTTTTGACCTTCAAAAACAACCAGGGGCAGATTTTCCAGCGAGTCGGAGTTTTCTAGTGCCGGGTCTTTCGCCACCGGATCACCTTCCTCATTAGGCTTGAGGATCCCGTCCACGTCCTTGATCCCAAGCGCCTTATACATGCGCCGGTATGCTTCATATAAATTATGAAGATCGGGGGCGGACTGCGCGAGTTGAAGTTCAGTTTGTGCGAGGAGTACTCGTTGGGCCATGGAGAAGATGTTCGGATCAGATACAGGTATAACATCGACACGCTCATCGAAATCCTCCGCTTTGATAATGCGTTCCGCACCTACGACGTTGTAGGGATATTCCGGCGGCAGATAATCCGCGAAGACGTAGGAAAGAAGATAGAACTCTTCTTTCTGTGCATAGTGCAGCCGTTTATGAATCGCGGACATGACTTTTGCACCCTGTTCAAGAAGTGCAATTGTCGTGCCCACGGCTGCCTGTTGATTGCCGTCCCCAACTTGCAAATTGGAAACGGCAGCGAATCTCTGACCCGCTTCCACGCAAAAGCCCATCAACTGGAACAGTGTTGGATCGGCTCCCTTGTAAGGAAGCAGCATTAATGCATCCCGGATCACGCCCCCCGGTGCATCAACATCGCGGAATTCTCCCGGCGACAGCGGCTCGTCATCGTTCCGTATTCGGAGGCCCCGCGCCTTGAACCCCGCAGGGAGGTTGGACAGGGTTCCAGCGTCTATGAGCTGACGAAGAGCTGCCGTCGCCGTTCGACTTAGTCCTCCAATCATATGGATAAGACCAAGACCGTAAAAACCAAAACCGGGTAAAAACTTGAAGTGAACGAAATACTGACGCTTTTTTCTGTCAGCGTCGTCCGGAAGCCAGTTGCGTTTGACACTTAGAATCTTGCCGTTGTTCTCTGAGATCGTAACAATATAAGGGAGCTTGATCCCCGTAGGCTCGCCATCCTCGCCCGTGTCTTCAAACCCTGGGATATCCAGGTGGACGTGACATTCCAGCAACATAATGTCGGTGTCCAGATAAGTGGCGGAAATGCCGCTTATCTTGTCCATTTCTTCCTGTACGTCGGAGGGATCCGTCTGAGTCGCGCTTACTTCAATATCCAGATAGAAACCAGCTACCTGTTTCTTCCGTAGCTCGTTCTCGGTGATCTGTATAGCGTGGGTTACGTTTTCCGCAGTTTCAAGATCGGTGGCCGTGTAAGGCACGATGAGTTGCTCTGCCGGAACGAACTTGCTGACTGCTCGGCGCAGAAAATCGTCGTAGTACACTTTTTTGAAAGTGGAACCGGCTAGCGGTAAATAGAAAAGCATCTGGTCAAATTCAGGTGTGTACTCTTTCATTACACAACTGATCTGGTAATTCATAAAGTGGCGGACGCGCTCCGCTTGGTCTTCCACCTCCGGCGTGACTTTTCCGATAATTTCTGTTCGTACCGGCCCACCAGCAGGGAGCATCTCGTTGAAAGCCTGGGCCTGAAACTGGGTGACCGCTTCCGCGAGCAGGGGATGAGTTACACCAGTAGCTCCACGAAACGGCTCGCTTCTGTCTTCGTATTTAAAGCCCAGCAATTCCAATCCCGTGCTGTAGGCTTCCTCCCAATCCTTTCGGCCATTCTTGTTGGTTTCGTACTCATCAATCAGGTTTGAAGCAATCTTCGACATTTCCTGATCCGACAGTACTTCCGCAAGATTCTCGTCAAAATCTCCCGTCCCTTCACGTTCCACACGTGGATCAAAGTCCACGACCACGCTGCCGTCTTCTTCCATCTCAATGTTAATATCAGGGCCTTCAACGAGGCCCGGTTCTTCAACCGTAACTTCCGCATCACTGCCTTCCCCAACATCAACAAGCGGCAAAGCATTCTTTCGCTCCAGAAGCGAGGCCGTACCAAAGTTACTGCGGGGTAAACTAGGAGATGCCATGGTTATGCTACCCTCCTGCGCGGACCCAGACTCCCAAGTCCACCACTCATACGACTATACCAATCCTGATCCCGGTGCCTTTTCGACAGTTCACCCATAGTTCCCCTTCCTCACGCACACTCATGTTTCCGTAGCGAGGAAGCTCACCGGCTACCGTTCCACGAGAAGCGTAACCACCATGGGCATAACCCATAGGCTCTCTAAGGTCTATTCCCTCACCAGGAGGTAGAGTAACTGGAGGGCTAGCCATCTGCCCACGCGGTATTATCTCCGTGTGCCTTTCAAGATTTCCGGGGGATTCTGTCGTAAAAGGATTTATATATTCCTGAGAATAAAGACCCATCATATCGGAAGGACTTGGCAATCCTTCAATAGAACTGGGACCAACATCGGGAGCAGCTTCGATTAAAGTTTGAAGCCTCGTTGCATATTCAATGGCGGCTTCTGGGTTGTCTTGCCATATTCCCATGGCCTCCGCCAAAAAATTAAGACTCATCCGTTCCGACGGGGGAAGATTCCCGCTCCCCTCTCCATGAAGCCACTTAATGTAAAGGAGGGCATTTTCATGGGTCATGCCCGGCTTTTCT